CTTCATCAACGTTAGTTGCTTTTAGATTTCGTGGAAGTCGCTGCTTAATGCGTTCAAATGCCATCTCAATGTACCTAAAGTTAGAACTAACTTTAGGAACACAGTAGTATTTGAGTAGGTCGGGTTTCCTCTGCTGGAATGGTAACATGATCGACAGTGGTCCGACCTTACTGGCCTGAGTAACCTCCGCATCTAACAGTGGTTTCATTCTCGCACCTAAATCTCTGGTTACCGCGTCCAACATGTGATCTCGAATGAATCTGCGAGCTTCATCCTTATCCTCAGTTGATTTCCCGATCAACGGAGTCACTAAATCAGTGCTGAACCCAGTCCTAGTGCGAGCTAAGGTAGCTTCGACGCTTCGTCGCGACTCGATACTCAAAGTTGCGAGATACGCCTCTGGATCTACCTCCTCTAAAAAGTAGTCACGTGTCTCGTCTTTGAATTCGAGCGTGCCTTCTAGCTTACTCAATCTATCCTCCAGATTTTTTAGCGTATTCACGCAAGGGGAGTTGTTTAAAGTGTGCTCCCACAAACACTCAAGCGCTATAAGTAACGCTTTAAATCCATCAATCTGAAACAACTACGTATGCATTTAACAGCAAAGTAAATTGCGACAGTGAAGGAAACTCCAGACAGAAACACAAACCAGTCATAGGTTTGTATCACATCCAGGATTAGGCTAATTGTCAAAGTAGCCTCCATCATCTCTGTGTTTGGTGAGGGGTTCAGTCCTTTTCAGACGGCCCTTTGTTAGTGAATACTCAATAACATACCCTTCTGGATCGGTCTTCACCTTACACGTGGTGATGCCATGCTCTGTATTCATTTCAAGGACGAAGTAATCACCTTGATCTGTATACACAGAGTGAACAATTTTGAAATGGACCTTAGTGACCAAGAGACTCCAACCACAACTACCAGTGAGAAGATCACCAATGTATGAAGGGTTGCTTCTTCGGACATCATAGGCTGTTGGCTTACTACCATTTCCTAGTATTCCTCTCCGTTCGCGCTTATTAAAGTTCATCGAATTCATGTCCTCCGTTAACCTCATAATACTTTTCGTACAATGTAGCAACGTCACCAGAATACAACTTGGCGGCAGCGACTATAAAGAGAGAGTTAGTGAAGAACGCTCCAGCTGGAATGTGAACATGATGAGATTCAATGAATTCGGGGTGTGCATGCAGATGTCTACAAACAGTGCTCCAATCATTGAATTTGAGATCACACACTGTGCAAGTCAGTATGATAGGATCAGAGCCAGTCTCTTGACTATCTTCAACCGCAGCTAACATCTTTTTAATGTCACGCTCGGAAGTACTGTTATCAAGAGTTAGCTTGATACTTTCATACAAAGCATCCGCTGTTGATCCATTGCTGAAGTGCTCTTCTTTTGTGTTAAATCCGCGAGTACGATACTCAATGGATATTTTGAGATTTGAACGTCTCATAATTCGTTTGTCATCCTTTCGATAACTTTTCCAATTATATGG